GTATGGATGAGGAGACTCGCAGCCGCTTCAATGACTGAAGCGGTACAACTGCGTTATCTTCGTCAGCTTTTGCTATTCTGCTACAAAGCCGAAGTTACACATGACAAACAAACCACAGAAAAAAGTATCCAAGACTTCTTGGACACTAATCGCACTGTTAGGAACGTTGGGAGCGACCTATCTAGGTTGTCCCCCAGCTGTCTCGACAGCGCTCGTCGACACTGCCAGTCGGTACTTTACCGAGTCAATGGGAAGGAAGTAATTCCTTCTCACGGGCCAGGTGCAGTAACCACCTCTAAAGAGAGGTGGCAGAAGAAGTACTCTACTATAGAGTACATCTATCCGTATAGTGATTATTATGGTCTGTATTTTAATGCAGAACATGGTAGTCAGTTTTCGGATCTGGAGTATACGGACATAATAGAGGCGAAGCTTATTGCTGTCCCAAAGGACAGCCGTGGGCCTAGACTCATTTGTGTCCACCCTGCTGAAGCCATATGGATGCAGCAGGGTATTCGTCGTCAGCTGGAACGTGCTATCACGTCCCATAGACGTTGTCGTGGTCCATGGCCGCAAGGCCATATCCACTTCGACGATCAGACGGTTAACGGTAAGATTGCGCTTCGATCGTCACAGTCACGGCGTTATGCCACGATTGATATGAAAGAAGCTTCTGACCGTATATCGGAGCCACTCGTACAGATCCTTTTTGGGGATAAGTATAAGTACTTCGGTTGTTGTCGGGCACAGAAAGTTCTGATTCCGAAAGTAGGACAATTGTCCAATGTTCGGGCGGATCTACATTGCTACGCTCCCATGGGGAACGCTACAACGTTTCCTGTTCAGAGTTTAGTATTCTGGGCCATATGTGTCGCTTCATTGCAGCGCCGTGGGTTTCATCAACCCGGTGCTGTATTCGTGTTCGGTGATGACATCATTATACCTTCTGAGGCTGCCGAGTCGGTTTGCACCGACTTGGAGAGCTTCGGATTGCTCGTCAATAGGACAAAATCCTTTTGGCGAGGAGCCTTCCGAGAGTCGTGTGGTGTTGACGCCTTTAATGGTGTCAACGTCACGCCGCTTCGTTGGAAGACTACACTTGATGCCGAACATCAAACTGGGCTGCTGGCTCTTTCAGATCTAGCTATGCGCTTGCGCATTGCTGGGTATGAGGAGTCAGCCTGCACTACATACTGTACGCTTCGTAAACGATTTGATTCGATGTTTAATCATGGAATAAGTACCGGTTGGTACTCTCCTAGGTTGCGCATGCGAATCGCCCCCAGACGTAAGGTAATTGGTTTAACCAATAACCCCAAGCATGGTGGGATTGTCGAATACGTTAACTGTCATTCCTCAGTCTGGCGCGACGCCTATTGGCATCGCGACAGGCAGTGGTTTGGCAATCGTGTATGGAACCTCCAGGAAGTCGAGAATAAACTCGACAATCATGATTGGAATCATGTTTTGGAGTCAGTATGCTCACTTGAGCGTACTGGTAGGGC